TATAATCATAGGTGCCATACGTTTATCAAATTTACCATAATCACCAGCTATAGTACGATCCAAAGGATGCTTATTGAGATACTCAAAGAGTTTTTCCCATTCAGCACACTGTGCAACCATACCAGGGCCAGCTTCAAAAATAAAACTGTTTTCCTGAATGCATTTAACTACACTCAAAAAATACTTACGTTGAATAAAAGCATTGGCACCACCCGCTCCCATAAAGGTTCGAGTCATCTTACCAGGAGGTTTGGCTTCATCTTTTAAATTACCATTAGATAGCATGGGTCATGTCACCACGCTCATAAATTACAATTTGTTCTTCTATCATCTTCATTATATTCTCATCATACATAACAAAATCAGTATTAATAGGACTTTCAATAGGATGAATAAAATTACGCTTTGTATTTTTGTATGGGTAGCCAACACTAGTGTTGCGATTTATCTTATCGACAAAAGCGACACCAGGAGCGCCATTCATTGTAGTTACATTATCATAAACTCTAAGTTTTTCAAGTTCAGATTTAGGCAAAATATTCAGGATATCATCGGTAAAATTTTGTGTTACTTCATCTAAAATATCTTGATTCAACAAGGTTACAGGACGAACTAAATCTTTCAAGCCTTCATACCATGGTTGCCAATTCATAGGAGGAGCAACATATTTAGGATTGCAACCAAACTTACGTTTAATCGTTTCAGCTATATACGTGGGACCAACATGTGACTTACCTTCAGTACGAAAACCAGTTAAAGATCCAAAAACACGTGCAGTACCCTTTTCCATATAACGGAAAGGACTCTTGCGATGTAAATCGGTTAATTTCATTTCACAACCAGGTGCACTAATATTAATTTCACCATGTTGAATATTCGAACTAGTAAAACTTTTAAAAGCTTCATGAACAATATTATAAGGAATTTGAATAGCACCAACTTTATTAGTGCCATCTTCTGCTCCAAATAAATGAATGCCCATAATAGCATTTTTAAGTGGCTCCGTGGAAATCAAAACACCACCACAATCTCCATGGCGAGTTTCACGTTGAGCGAAACCCCACCAAACAGGTGCGGTGATATCTAATTTACAAATTTTAGTTTTTTGAAGTGTCAAACCGACTTGCTGGTTTTCCCAATACTGACCATCACGACCAGTACCACAAAGAACACCATTAAACTTACCATTAAATGTATCTTGAGGAAAATATTCCATCAGATTCTTACCTGGTGGTAAGTGTTTTAACTCAATAAAAGCTAAATCGAATTGAGGATATCTCCGCACCATATTACTGGAAACTAAAATATTACACAGATTGCCGTTGATAGCACCATTTTCAGGTTCTGATTTAACAGATAAATAAAAAACATCAGCTTCAGGTAAACCATGATTATTCAGCATATAAACTTGTCCACCTATACAGGTAGCACAATTCACTTTTAATTTTTGTGCTCGACCATCGTGTGGTAAAGTAGACATTAAAAATGTAGCGCCAGCTTGTTTAAGTTTCTTTTTAAGCACTTCAATGGGCCCTTGAGAGGAAATCGTTGGAGTAATATCCAAAGTCGTTAATCGAAAAGGATCATGGAAGTAATAAGGCTTAGATACTACCTCTTCTTGCAAAGGAGGAGTACCTTCATCTGTAGAACTTTGGACAGAAATTACAGGTTTAGTAACAGTTGTTG